TAAAACAAAACTCAACAGATAATTACACCAACCGTAAAGAAAAATGAGACAAACTCATTCTAAAATTCGGTGGCTGGAAGCATTACCTTCCGTAAAATCAACTGATGGTCTTACTTTTTCCATTTCTTCTTTTTTATTTGAAATGGTGAAAGACGAAATACAAAATTCAATTGGTCTTTGTTGTTTGTAAATCCAACATTTACCCAAGTTCATTATGTTTATTGCTGAATTAGCATCTCGTGTTCTAAATACGATTTTTTTGTTTTCGCAACTCACGCAGTTAGAACATACTAAAAGACGAAATTCCTCTTTGTTTTCTTTGTTTCTATAATGTTTCAAATCTTGAAAACAATCACAACATTTCTTACTTGTATTACATTCGTTTATTGTAATTGTATCATATCTTTTATGGATTAGTTTCCTTAATCCTTTATTCATTGTCGGTATAAAATGTTTCATTTGTGTGCTCCTACTCCAATTTCCATAACAAATTAAAATATTTTCTCCAAATGTTTTTTCTATGTTATTCAAAAATGTATCTATGGATTTATTACCATACGAGTATTGCCTAAATTTCATTTTTCTCCATACTTCTTTTTTGTAAAATTCTATAGTTTGTTTATTTAACTTATCTTTTTCAACTAAATAAGATTTGAAGCTATTGTAATTGACTGATTTGCTATTTTGTAAAGACAATACATTTTCATACTCATTTATCTTGTTATTTTTCTTCTCTCGTTGCAAAATTTGTTGATTTCGCTTTGACATACTTTCCTTTTTTCTTTGAGGTGCTGTATATTGTAATTTATTGCCTTGTCCATCCATCATATAAACCAAAGAACGCTTACCTGGGTCTAATCCTACTATATTTCTTGATTTCAAATTGTCTAATTGTTGATTATCCAATTCCTCAATACTAATATATTCATAATCTTCACTATTTACTTGTTTGTTTTTATTTTCTTCTCTTTTACAATCTTTACGAATAAACAATAAAGAACAACTAATACCATCTGTAGTTATTTCATTATGAAAGGTATAATATTTATTTTTGAATAACCTATGTTTCATATTCAACAAACTACTCCATAATATATTTTGATAATTAGTAATCTTTTTTAGAACTTCTCCTTTCTTTTCACCATCAGGGCAAAATAATTCAGCAATACAGGAACTATCAAATTTCACATTTTTTGGAATAATATTATTTCGTAATGGTAAAGGTTGAAATAACTTATTTTCTTGCATTTCCAATATTGAATTCATATATAACATTCCTTTTAAATATTCAAATTGTCTTACTTTTACATCATAATATATAGATTTATTGATATTTGTTGGTAAAATATTAGGTAAATGAGTTAGTTTCCATACATTAAATTTTTCATTTGTTTCTTCTAACATAAGCAATTGATGTTTCAATTCAAATAATTCTTTTTTGTCTTCTGTAATTTCATTTGTAGTTTTATTGATAAAACGAAGAAAATGTTGAATAAAATGTTCCTGTATATTATTAGAAATACATACTTGAATTTGCTCTGCTATAATATCTATCAAATGAGATTTATTTACTAAACTTATTTTATTGTGATTGAGTAAAGGTTGGTATTCTTCAATATAAAAATTTTGTAAAGTATCTAAAAGTTGTGTATCTTTTGATTTTCTACCACTATTAGATTTTGTTCCTAATGTTTTGATACAATATTTCACAAAAGTAAATTTATCATCAAATACAGGGAATTCTAAATGATTATGAAAGCAATACAAAATATATAATCTAATAAATTGATAAGTATGAATAACTAAATCATTTAGTTCAAAAACCAAATTAGTAATAATTGGTTGAACTTCTCCATATTTCAGTAAAACATTTTTGAGTGTTGTTTTGATGGTTTTGAATTTAGATTTCTCTAAATTTCTAAAAGTTTTGAATGTTTCTTTCTTTTTCTTTTTCGCCATTCTATATATTTATTAAAGATTTTATTTTTAAATAATTTGAACGATATTTAAATTATTTAATTATTCCTAAATGTTTTATATTTCATAGTTTTTATGTATGTTCCATCTGTTTTTCTAAAAAAAATATCATCCCCAATAAAAGTATAATTTTGTTTCCTTAAGATGCTTCTTATTATATTTAGATAAGGTCTTTTACATTCAAAATTTGGTTTAAAGGATGATATAGTAGAACAAGCAAAATATTTTTTAATTTCCTCTTTTAATTCCAATAATTTATTCTGTTTTTCAATATCTTCATCTAACTCGCATAATAAAAAAGTATTATCTTCTTTCAATTCTAATATGGTAATAATTTTATTACAAATATCTTCTCTTTCTTTTTGGTATTTTTCACTTAATTTAATCCTCATTATATAAAATTAAGTAAGATGTTTTTATTACATTTTTGTCTCATTTTTCTTTCCGGTCGGTGTAATTTACTTATTTCCTCCTTATGATTTTCCCTATAATTTTTTTTTTGTTCCGAAAGTATTGCTGCATTTTTTTCTCTGTATATTTTTTGTTGTTCCTTTATTTTGTCTTTATGTTGTTCTGCATATTGCTTTTGATATTCTAATTTATGTTCTTTATTTTCTTGATAATTATCTTTTGCTTTTTCCAATATTTCTTGTTTATTTTCTTCATACCATTGTTTTTTTTGAAACGATATTTTTTCTTCATTTATTGCATTATATATTAGCATAGATATTTCTTTTTCTTCCTTTGTTTTATATGGAATTTGCATATTCAAGGAGCAACCTTCTTTTTCAATCCAAAAACGTTCACGTTCTTTTGCTTCTTCAACATTTTTACATGGATATTTTTCAATAATATTCATTTCCCAATTATTCCAATCTCCATTTTCTCTAATAGTTTTATATAACTTTATATTATAACTTGCGCTATTTACATTATTACAAGTACTTTTATGCTTAGTGTATCTTTGTCTAAAATCGGTAGTGTGTCCTACATATGAATCTTTTATTGAAGTATCTTTACAGGTTATTTTATATATAATTGTGTTTTCATATTTAGAATGTATATTATACATATTATAATTTATATTATGTATATATCTTTAAGTTATTTTGTTGAGATTTTATATATTTTAAAAAAAAATTTTTTTCTAAAAATCTTCTTCAAAACTGAAAGCATTTGTTACCATATCTTTATTTGCGAGGGAATAAACATCGTTACGCTTCTCGAAAAAGTTAGTTTTGCTCTCTAAGCTTATCAGTTCCATCCAGGAAAATGGGTTACTAACATTGTAAATCTTATTGTAACCCAATTGCAAACATAATCTGTCTGCCACAAATTGTATATATTGCGTCATCATTTGACTATTCATACCTATTAATCTACACGGTAATGCGTCACAAATAAATTCAGTTTCTATTGCTACTGCTTCCCTAACTAATTCGTTGAATCTTTCAACTTGCATTTTATTTTGTAATTTATCATAAAGTAGCACAGCAAACTCGCAGTGAAGTGCTTCATCACGTGAAATTAATTCGTTTGAAAATGTTAATCCGGGTATTAAACCGCGTTTCTTTAGCCAAAATATACTACAAAATGCGCCACTAAAAAAGATACCTTCAATGCAAGCAAATGCAATTAAACGCGTTTCAAATCCGCTGCTACTATCGTTTATCCATTTTTGGGCCCAATCTGACTTCTTTTTGATGCACGGGTAGCACTGTATCGCATTAAAATACTTATGTTTTTCTTCTTTGTCTTTGATATACGTGTCAATTAATAAACTATAAGTATGACTATGAATATTTTCCATTGCTATTTGGAATCCATAAAATGCGCGGGCTTCAGATACCTGTATTTCCCTCATAAAACGTGATGCCAAATTTTCTAATACAATACCATCCGATGCGGCAAAAAATGCTAAAATCATTGAAATAAAATATTTCTCGTCATATTCTAATTTATCCCAATCATTTAAATCCTTACTTAAATCAATCTCCTCCGGACGCCAGAAACAATCAACTTGTTTTAAATACATTTTCCATATGTCATCGTGTTCAATTGGAAACATAACAAATCGTTTATCGTCAGGAATTAGAAGAGGTTCGATAATGGTATTATTCATTCTAAATAATATGGAGATTTTTTTTTAAATTATTTTTTTAAAAAATTTTTAAAATAAGTATAATATAAATGGAATTAGCACAGCGCGATATACACATACTTCAAATAGAAGAAGCAATAAAAGGTAAGCGAGGTTTGTTAGTTAAAAAGAAAAAAGCTTTAGATAAAAAGATGAATTTAAACGAATATTTGGAAAACGTAAGAGATGATTATAATAAATATTATAATTATATTTTACAAGAAAAACAACAACAATATAATTCAATGCTTTTATTAAGAGATTATTTAACGGATATAATGGAAACGGATAAACTTGTGGATGAACAATTGAGGACGGCAAAACACGATCAAAAAGATATAGTTGGAGAAATAGACAAATTAAAACAAGAATTAGATGAATTAATTAGATAACAAACTAACAAATTACAACAAAAAATAAAATCTGTCTATATATATAATGAATCCACCTCAAAATAATAATTTAGATCCAAATCTATTTAGTGGACATTTTGCAGCTTTTGGACAAACTATTAATGGATTAAAAGATAAAATTTCCCAAATTCAAGCCCAACGCGTTTTAAATAAAAATACAATAAAAGATAAATTAGCCGAATTAGGAAGAAATATTGAAGAAATAGTACAGCAAACAACTAACAAATTACGTCCTTTAGCCGCAAGAAATGCCGAATTAACGCAGCAAGTACAACAACAACAAGGTCAGCTTCAACAATTACAACAACAGTTACAACAATTACAACAACAAACAGCTCAACTACAACAACAGATTCAAACTTTAACACAAGAACGAGATCAAATTAGTCAACAATTACAACAAGTCCAACAGCAATTACAACAAATACCCGGTTTACAGCAACAAATTCAAGATTTAAATAGTCAAATAGCACAAAAGGACCAACAAATACAGCAAGCAACTCAAGAAATGGATGATATCACTCAAAAGATTGGACAAGTTAATGTGGCTTTAACGACCGAAATTGACAAATTAAATGATTTAATTGGTAACGTAACTAATCAAGAAATTATGGATATTATTAATCAATTACAAACAAGATTAGGTGAAATAATTAATAGTTTTAATAGTACAACTATTTCTGGAGGAAGAAGACGTAGAAGAAAGACAAATAAGAAACATTTTAGAGGTGGTTATACATATACATCGAGTAAATCTTTAGATAGTGCTAGTAGCGTTATAAGTAGAAGAACTAGACGTAGAAATAATACTGGTTTTTCTACTAAAAAAACTGGTTCTATAACTAGTGCTAGTAGAAGAACAACTGATTCTTTTTTTGGTAAAAGAAGAACAAGGTCTAAATAGACTTAAAGACATTTATACTATATTATAAATAATGAAATATAATATAGTATTTATAGGTTTATTATTGATAACAACTAACAACACCAGTTTTGGAGAAAAGATGAGGGCAAAAAATAGACGTAATTATTATAAAAAAGTTGAAGAAAAACGAATAGTAGATAATATGGATAAAATGCAATTAGTAAAATATTATAAATATAATTCAAATAATATATTGGTTGAACCAGATACAAATACAAATACAAATACAAATACAAATACAAATATAAATATAAATACAAAAAATAATACAAATACAAATACAAATACAAATACAAATTTAGTTGAAAACTCGTCAGATTATTGGAATTATATTTCTTTAATAGATTTATTTAATTTAGCAATTGTAGGATTATATTCTATTCTTTGGTAA